AGTTTATCTAAGATTTTATCTAAACTATCTTGAACAGCGTTTATCTTTTTTTCTAAATTGTTAATTCTTTCACTATTCGTAGTATCATAATCATCATCTTTAGTAATTATTTGAGTACTTCTTGCATTCCAAACTGTATTCCCAGATTTGATAGTAGAAGCATATCCATCATGTTCTTTGATATCAGAAATATCTAATTTTTCTACTGTCATTAATTTCTCCTGTAGTAGAGGGGAGAACCCGAAGGCTCTCCCCATATACTTTAGTTATGATCCGTCTCGTCAACACCTGAAATGTCACAGAGAACAGCCCACACTCTGAACTTACCGGCAGTATCTTGAGCACCAGCAGTTAGAACATCAATGGTATCTGCCGTTTTAACGATGAGCATTGCGGCTGCATCAGTGGCATCCATTGGAGCATGTCCAGTACCTGTAGCATCATAAGCATCTACAAAAGCATCGGGATCATGATGTCCAGCAGTAGAACCCGTGATACCAAGATCAAAGGTTACTGAATTGGAACTTGCAGTCAGAACTTCAATACCTGCCGCCATAACTAGCGTTTCAGCAGGAACATCAATCATCTGAATGATGTCTCCCGCAGCAGGATCGTAGTCTGATACGTCACTAGTATTTTCTACAAGGTAAGGTCTACGTCCACCCGTTGAAGGATGACCTGTCGTACCGCCTTTACCCGTTTTATCATGAGTAGCCATATGTCAGTCCTCCTTCTAAGTATTCAGATCAGGAATGCCTTTGTAGACACCCGTAAATCCAGTACCAGAACCACGAAGAACCTTACGACCAAAGACATGCAGACCACGAACAATATCAGCAAACGAATCGGGGTCACGAATAACTTCAGTCTTGGCAATAGCCGAAGCAGTAGCAGTCGAACTCTTATGACCACCAAGAACAATCGTCTCGCCACTCGTAGTGGATGGGCCAAAAGTATGACTAGCTGCTACGCCAGCCGTACCAACGGTAATCGAATTAGTCTGGTACAACATAAAACCATGAACCTTGCGGCTGGTGACAGCACCGTTCATAAGAGCGGACATATTCTCACCAGTTACGCTTGAATCCATCAACTTAGCATCAGCCTGTCGAAGAATCTCATAGAACTGTGGCGGGGCCACAATCCAACGATTATCTTCAGGAACATCAGCTTCGTCTAGAAGACGAGCAAAAGTGCTAAGATAGTTGGCACACTCATTGCCCGTATTACATGAAATAGCCGAACCGGCAGCACCAAGATTGGTAGTGTCGGTTGAGGCATTATCACTAATTGCTTTCAGTACGTTGTAATCATACGCCTTCTTCAAGCTATAAGCACCCGAAGAAGTCGAGAGAGCTTCCCAATTGACATGGCTCTGTCTCTCTTCAACATCATCAACCTTAAAGGCAAAATAGTTACCTTGATCAACTGTCAAGGTAATCTGATTGTCTTGAAGATTCTGAGTATTGACAACAGAACCACGACTATAGGAAGACACCGTAACTGAAGGCTCTTTAATAATCTTTACAGTATCACCAAAGTTTTCAATATCTCCAGCATAGTCGGTATTGGTCACAGCTTCTGCAACCGAAGAACGCCGGAAGAACTTGAGAACCTTTTGACTGTAGATTGCTGGAACCCAGTTACCAGAAGGAAGGTTCTGATAACCAGCAGCTAAACCAAATTCAGCCATAGTTAAGTCTCCTTATTTGTTATGGTATAATTCTTCCTTCCCGATTTGCCTTATCAATCTCCTTTTCAAGAGATTCATATTCATGTGGTTTTAATCGGGCAATTTCAGAAGAAGTCCAAATTTTCTTTTCTACTTCACCTGTAGCAACGGCTCGTTCTGTTTTAGTAACAGCCTTTGCTGCTTCTACATGATCTTTTCTTGGTCTTCCTCTTTTCTTTTGACCAATATCTTTATCAGATTTATACAGATCTAATACTCTTGCGGCCCATTTAGAATCTGTTCTGTTTTTATAGACACCATCAGAAATGCTCTTAGGTTGTTCTTCCAGCCATGTCAGAAATTCTGAATCACTCTTGATCTCTAGAAAATCTGGGTGTATGGAAAGAAGTTCTTTCTCAGCAGTTCTGATCTGTGCTTCTTGTTCTGCTTTGCGAAGAGATTCAATTCTTTCTTCAACATCTCTAACACTAGCATCTGCTTGAAGCCTAGATACGGTTTCTACAACATCATAAACATCAGGATATTCTTTCTTAAAATCTTCTAACTCTTCTTGTGACTTAGGAAGATTCTGTGGAGCGGAAGCTTTCTGTTCTGCCAGTTTTAATTTGGCTTCAGTAAGTTCGTTCTGTTGGAGCCATTCGTTATTCTTACGATCATGATAACTCTTCAGATCGCTATAACGCTTTTTCCAATCATGCTCCTTCTCATCCTGTACCTGTACCAATCCTTCAATTTCTTGAGTATCTCCATTAGGAATGTCAAGAACTTCAGGGTCTGGTGTTTCAGGAGTTGGATCGTCATCCATCAGTGTTCTCCTGTAGGCATTCTCGTATGGGGTAGGCGTTGGTATCTCCTTTTCTGTATCGATATTAGTCATAGTACTTACCTCCTATGGGGGCCAAGAAAACTTGGGTGTCCCTATTTGGTGCTAATGTCTGGGGCCGATGATATCGGGTATCCAGACGGAATCTTTTAATCAAATTCAGGTCTAGGTCTAGATAATGGAGGATAATCTAATATTTTTTCAATATATCTTTGTGTTGAATTAGGTAATTTATTTTTATCTGCTCCTTTTTTTATCCATTTTTCAGTATTACCTATTCCCCAATTATAAGCAATTAAAGCATGTTCCGTATTTCCATTAAGTCTTTGTAATAGTTTATTAAAATATTTTGAACCAAATTTAACATTTTCTTCAGGATCAAGTAATCCTTGTAAATCTTTTCTTCCTTTCATACCTACTCCGGGTTGTTTCCATGTATCAGGCATAATTTGCATTAAACCAATACCTCCAGCCTCACTCATAATCCTTGGTCTACCACTACTTTCAGCTTGAATTATTTTTTCTATAATAGGATCATTATTTATAATTTTCTGTATTACAGGATTTTCTTTCCAACTTTCTGTATCTCCTATTCCAAGTTTATAAGGAAGATGTGTAGCTAATGAAATCATTTTTAAAACAGCTTTACGAGGAAATTTTTCATCATCAGTAATATATTTTTCAATTAATTTTTCTGATTTATCTAAAAGGTTACTTATAAAACCTCCATTTTTAAAATTCTGAACTTCACCTCCCTTAGCTTTTTCTTGTGTTGCTTCTTCAATTTCTTTTAATGCATCTTGTATACTTCCAGTTTCTTTAAGAGTTTCCAGAATTAATTTTTTAAATAAAGTTTCATCATCAAAATCAAATCCAAAAAACTTTGAAACTCTATCCATAAGAGTAATTTCATCTTCTTCTTCTACCTCATCTCCTTCATTATAACCCATGAGTCCACCCATCTGAGCTTGCATAGGAGACTGTGGTTGTACTGGTGGAGCTTCAGAAGCTACTTGTGGTCCTTGTGGCTGTGCTTGCTGTTGTTTAGCTTGCATCGCTTCTTTTTGTTTTCTAAGCTGGAGTCCTTTTTCATTCCATTTTTCTAGTTTATCAATTCCAATAATTTCTACTAAAGATCTTGGAATTACCGCTTCCCCATTAGAAATACGAATAGGAACTTTATTCTGTGGATCATAATCTTCAGGCAGTAGTTTACCTAATTTTGCAGCAATTGTGTAGGCATCACGAATGACTGTATTAATATCTGAAATACCAACTAATTGTACTGCTTCTGCATTAAGAACATAGGAACCAGCCTCTACTTCCATTTCTAGATCATCGGCAACTCCTGTACCACCTCTAAAGGGACTGGGAGCGCCATCCCTATCACTAACAACACCCATAGGCACATTAGCAACTTCCATATTTGTATCTGCATTTTCCGCTTCTCCCCCTAATTGCATGTTAGCTGGACCACCTCTATTAAATGCTCCACCATGTGATGTATCTGGTACGCCTCTACTAGGAGCATCAACAGAAACATCAGGAGTGCCTACATCGACTCCTGCTCCGAGACCAACATCTATCTCTAATGCTTGATCTTGTATTTCTCTATCCATCGCTTGTTGTTCTGGTGCAGCAGCTAATGATTCTTTTTTAGCAGCAGCTAATGATTCTTTTTTAGCAGCAGCTAATGAGGCACGTTCTGCATCTTCTTTATCAGATTTTTCTGTTACCCAACCGAGTCTTTTTTTATGTAACTTTTCTCCAGATTCCGCCAAACTTCTATAAAATTCAGGAGGTTCTGTTCTTAAAGATGTTGTAGTAAGAGGAACATTTGGTTGTGTGGTATATGATTGAGAAGAAGGATAAGGTACTTGATTTACTTGTTGCATCTCTGATTCTGCTTCTGTCATAGGTAATGCAATTTCTAAAATACCTTCTCTTATCTTTGGATTATATACATTCTTTAAACCAAATTCATTTTTATCGTCAATGCGTGACATAATATCTATTTGATCATCGATAGGTTTACTATAAAAAGCATTTCTAGCTACTATTTGTGTATCTTTAGTTGCGAGAAAATTAAACATTCCGTGCAGAGTAGGAGTAGGTATATTAGGTAAACCCAACACATTTGTTTCTGAAAAAATTGCATTTTGAAAAGATCTAGCTATCGCAGCGTTACTCATAGAATTAATATCAAACATACTATTATTTCTAGCAGTTTGTTCTCGTTCATCTACAGGATATTCGCTAAGTTCTACTACTGGAAGACCTGTATCTGTATCATATACAATACCAGTATTTATATTAGTAGTTGTAGCATGTTTATTAGGATCTCTATTAAACCTTTCTTGCCAAGAAAATGAACTAGTAACATCAGGAATGTCTGCTCCATCAACATTACCACCACCTTGATAATTTACTTTTCCTTGTTCAATAATCTGCTCAGTAATTATCTGTACCATGCTTGGAGAAGCAGTATCTAAATTAGCTAGTATAAATTCTTGTAAGTCTTGGACAATATCACTCATTGTATTTATCTTGCTTTCTTAATATATCATTATTTGATAGGGTAGATTTAACCACGTTCTTGAGGTTCTTGATCGTTTCCAGTAAAGCCAGCTTCCCCTGCAATCGGCGGAACTCCAACTCCGATATTTCCACCCCCAACGCCTGATGGGTCCATTGGATTTGCTCCAACAGGTACGCTTCCATTGGCTCCCATAGGTCCGGGTTGTTTACTAAAGGGTGTAGCTTCCGCGCTATTTTGGGATTCATTTAAACCTCTTAGAATATCTGCAAAGATTGCTGCTTCATCAGTATTATTAACAAGCTGGTCAGGATCAATGTCTTGAGAAATTGCTAGTTCTCTCACAAGATTAGGAATCTTGATAAAGGGAGCAAGCATAGGATTAGCAATAGTTTGTAGTAAGGTTATTAATCTCTGAGTTCTAACTTCCTTCTGCATTACTGATGCAACACCTTTAGGTTTAATCTCTAGATCACCTATGATCTCAGCATTGTCATCATTAAATTGCATATTCCATTGAAAGAATGATTCCCCTAAAGGTCGTAAGAGAAAATCATCTATGTTCTTCACAACAGTCTTAATAGACAGCCCTGCTGATCCCATGATCATGGATAGACCAGCAGCAGTACGACCAGTTCCTGTTACTCCTGTCTGTCCATGAGAAATAGAAGGGATACCTGTTTCTTCATCTGCAAGTTGTCGTGCAGCCTGATACATCTGTAGATTTTCAGGGGCCGTGTTGGGGAATTTAAGACCGTTAACGGCTGTACCAGTAACACCAGATTGTCGTCTGAATATTTTACCCGGATATACTTCCATATTCTGTCCGGGTACAAGTTGTGTTTCATCAATATCAAATACCATGTTACCAGCAAGAGCTAGATTATCAATAGCCATTCTCATGTGACCATTCATGAGAAGCTGTGCATCATCCATGTTCTCTGCCACACCCACACCAAAGAATTGATATGGATTAAGTTCATATGGAAAAGCATGATAAGGTATTCGTGCTGGCATAAAGGGATTTAGTACACAACGAATAATCTTATCGTTAACAATCCATGCATTAATCTGTACAGAATCTAGATTAGAAACACTATCTGGAAGATCAAGACCAATCTCATGAGCGAGGTATAGATCTAGTGTACCCCAATATTCAAACACTTCGTATCTATTCTCTGAATAAAGTGGGTCTTCATCTTCTGAATAGATAGTGTTTTCAAAATATCTTTCCTCATACTGAGGACCATGCTCAAGAGCCATTTCAATAGCTTCTTCATCAAAGAATGGACGAGAAGAAAGATCTCTGAGTTGTTCTCTGTTATAACGATGCCTTTGTATTATATATTCAGCATCTTCAATATTCGTAGCTGAAGGATCAGGATAGAAATTCCAACAAGATACAGCCTCAATCTTAGGAATAAGTTTAGTATAAGGATCAAATACCTTCTCATCTTCTATTATCTGCCAGTTATTTACAATCTTCTCATAGTTAAACGGCCCTTTAATAATACCTGTACCTAGAAGAGATGACTCGAAGATTGCATGACGAAGAACATTCGTAGCATTTGTATTAATTAATTGATCATGTATTTGCTTCTCCATGTTACGAGCAGCAATAGCGGCTGGCTCAATCTGTGGAGAATTAGGAATAACACTTGGCCCTTCTTTCAGATTAGGAGCCTTTGCATATTTTTCTTTTAATCCACCTAAGAAATTATCAAGTTGTGAGAGAGGCACATCTCCTGCCTGTTTCATAATCATCTGTTCTTCTGGAGTTGCCAGATGAGCAAACTCAGCTATCCCTTCTGGAACAGGTGTATTTGAAACTGTGATAGGGAATTTATTATTAGCAAATAGAATATCAGAGATTTGTCCAAAGGCTGCAAGAACTTTTACCTTAGTAATTCTTACAAATACTTTAGACTTTTCAGAAGACCTATAGGTAGAAGAAGTATCAGTGATACCTCTATAGTTTTTATATGCAGATAACCAACGCCTTTCATCTGAAAGACGACCAGTCTCAGCATCAAGAAACTTACTCTTGATAAATCCTACAAGTCCGGGAAGTTCTTCTGCTTCTACCTCTACAACTTCAGGAGTTTCTTCTTCAGCCATAAATTGAGTTATCTTCTTTCATGAAATTAGCAGTCATCATCTTCTTACCAGATTCAGATGGAACATCGGCAGACTGTTTAAAATTTACATCAGTCGGACCCATGATATCTTTTTCCATTGCTTCACGATAAAGCTTACCATCAGGTACGGGACTCATCTGACCTTGCTTTTCAGCCATACCTTCAAAGTCTTTAGCAGTATAGGGTTTCATATAGGGCATTAATTTCTCCTTTATTTAATTCTTTTAGGTTTACGAATAGAACCGCCATTAGCATACTGTTTCGTAATTTTTATAGTTTGATAAGACTTAGGGCGGTTAGATACTCGACCACCTCCCTTCTTGTTTACTCCTTCAGAAAACTTTTTAGCAGCAGAAGAAATATTCTCTGCTACATTTTTAACAAATCCCATAACGGGGTCTTCAGGTCTAGGTCTACCTTTATTATATTCGTTAATATCTTCTAGTAGTTTTCTTGAATCACCTTCTGACTTTCTACCTCCACCATATTCCTTTCCGTGCCATACTACAGTTAGATCGCCTGTTTTTTGTATTTCATCTCTTCGTAGTTTAGCTAGTAAATCAAATTGGTTAGCTATTTCGTCATTAGTAAGAGCGGCTTTTGGATACTTTGCTGCCATAGAAGGAGAACCATTAGTTGTTCTCGGTTTTTCTTTTTTAGATCTAGATATTGGAAAAAGGGGGGTTCTTTTAATTTTTTCAGGTATAGGATCTACTTTAGAAACTTCATCAGGAATAACTCCTGCTGGTTCTTCTGGGTAATCTTCAAGATACATAGATTTATATATCGCATATGGATCAGCCAATCTCCTAGATTCATCACTAATTCTACTATACTTTCTACCTTCTTTAGCTTTCTTCCATTGTTCAAATGTTAACATAGTTTGCCTAGGTTGATTGGATCGAACATCTTTATATATATTAGATGGAAGAGGTTGATCAGGATAACCATAGTCATCGGTAGCAGTAGGTCTGAAACGAGTCCTATCACCCTCTATTGGTACTTCTTGACGTAAGTTTCCCCGAGCATCTCGAAACATAGAAGGTCTACTAGTAACAGGTTCTTCAGGATAGTCGTCAAGATTACTAGGTCTGAAACGAGTCCTATCCGTATCTCTTACTACTTCTTGACTTGGAATTCCTTGTCGAACTTGTTGATATATGGAAGGTCTTGCAGTTCTAACTTCATCACTAGGTCTGAAACGAGTCCTATCACCCTCTGTTAGTACTTGTTGACGTAAATCTCTTTGTGGAACTTGTTGATATATGGAAGATTTTGCAGTTCTTTCAGTGGGTACGTAACGATTTCTATCTTGTAGTGATTGCTCCCATTCTTCTCGTGTGGGCATATCTTGACGCATATCTCTTGATGGAACTTGTTGATATATAGAATCTCTCATAGCCATAGGTTCTACAGGATATTGATTAAGTTTTTCTACGGTATTATCAATATCTTTTAAAATAAGACCAACAGCAGCAGCAGACATTCCTGATGCTATTAATGCTTTTCTTGCAATAGGATTATTATATATACCTCTTGCATATTGTTGCATAATATCTATTTGAGTATTAGTAAGACCCCCCCTTCCTGTTGCTACTCTTGCAAAGAAAGCGGTTGCTTCAGAAGAATTTGTTACGGCTGAATGATTACTTCCTTTCATAGCTGCTTGTGTGGGTGATCCATCCTTTTTTCTAAATAAACGTAAATTAGGTTTAGTTCCTTTAACCTTATTTATAACAGATACAATAGAACCTCCAGTAGCTACTAATCTCTGAGCTCTTGCTAAGCTCATAGCATAAGAAGTTCCTCTAATAATAATAAGAGCTATTGCGATAGTTCCTGTAACAGCAGCCATTAATTTCTCCTAATATCCAAAGACAGAGTCTTCCATTGCAGGTGCAGAATCGGTATGGAACTTGAAATTATGAAGAGAAGCTGATGTCTGTCTGTTCATTACCATATACCTTAATGCATCATATGCATGGTCTTCTGTGCGTGTGTCTACATCTTCGCTATTTGTTTTTGAAAGAGGGAGAGTGGGAAGTGTTCTGACAAGATTGGTACAGGTATTAAACATCCTCAGTCTGGGATTACCATATGCATCTGTCTGTAATCTTCTGTGTACTTCTATCTTTCCATTTACTCTATCAGAGTTTGATGGAA